GGCAACATCTTGGTGTAGAGTTCCGCTACTTCGGCCGCCGTCAACTCCTTGCCGGTGATGAAGGGCAGGGCGATCCGCCCGTGGAACTCATTCACCGGGGTGGCCGTCACGCCCGAGCAGCCGATGGTCAGGGGCGTCGCCGTGTCCTCCATGTCCACGAAGGCTCCGGTCTCAGCCGTGGAACCATCATTGACCGCCGCCCCATTGACGTAGAGATAGACCAGCGGCGTCGCCGGCGTGCCGTCATAGGTCGCGACCACGAACTGCATCTGGCCCAAGGTAAGGGCCGCATCACTGGCCGCGATCTCCGTCGTGTCAACACTCTCGTCAAAGAGCTCGAGGTTGAGTAGCCCCGCCGCGTCGATCCAGAACCGCCACTCACGCACGGTAGCGCTGTACTTAGCCAGGATGGTGTTCGAGGCGATGGCGTTGGGGCGTATCCAGGCGCCGACGCTGAAGGGCGACGCGATGAAGGTGTAGTCAGCGTGGTCGATGCCGGCAAGGTGATGATCGCCAGTCGGATGGAAATGGTAGGAGTACAGGCCGCATGGCAGCAAGAGCGGCGAGAAGTCATCCTCTATGTCCTCTATCCCGCCATCTGAGCCGGGCGTCAGGTCCCCAGCGCCGATGCCAGCGATCACTTCCCCCGTCTTCTCCCAAAAGGGCCAGAGCGACGGCGCGGTCGTGCCCAGGGTCGTTAGAAGGTCATTCAGGCGGCCGTCGAGCCCGCGAATATATGTTGTCAAGGTTCACCTTCCAGTCTGGGGCCACGGGAGCGGGCCAGGAGGTGAAGGAGGCCCGCCCCCGCTCCCGTTATGGTCCGCTAGGCCGCGACCACGTAGGCGTCGTCGTCGAGCGGAATGTAGAAGATCGTCCACAGGACGACCAGCGTCGCCGAAGGCGTGCTCGCCGTGAGCTTGATGGCATTCGCCGTCGCCTTACGACCCAGGACAACCGGGTTGATTCCGAAAGTCAGGCCATGCGCCACATCGATGACTGGCGCGTTACCGGTGCCGTTCAGGATGACGGCACAGTCACCCGTCAAGATGTACATCGTGCCGATAGCGTCTCCCGTGACGGTCGTGTCCGCGCACAGGTCGACGCTGTTCGTCAACTCCGTCAGCTTGACGATGGTGGCGCCGGACGCCTCAGCGGTGGTCACCTGCCCGATCAACGCGGTGATCATCACCCTACCGTAGGTCGTGAAGATATTGGCGGTGGCGGAAGCGGCGAGAGACTTCTCGGCCTTCAGACCCAGCGCAAGCTCCCGAAGCGCCCGGCCCTTTGTCAATCGACTCATGGTTTACGCTTTCCTTCCTGCCCGTCGTGCGGGCGGCTGTCCCTCCGTCTCTGCTTCGCCCTCTTCCTCAGTAGGAGCAGGACCCGATGTAACCTCTACCTCCGGCGTCGGAGGTGCCGCCGGAGGTATCTCAGCCTCTACGCACTCCCGAGCAGTGGCTAGGTGGCCAAAGATCGGGTGCTCGTAGTGGTAACGCGAGCGGAGGATGTCCTCCGCTCGCTTGATCTCGGCCAGCGCAATCTCTAGGCTCATGCGTTAGCCACTCCCGGCCGCAGCGGGTTCGGCATGTTGGCCGGCGTCCGCTGGACCAACAGGTCGCGCAGGATGTACAGCACGGCGCAGACCTTGGCGTCGGTGCCCAGGTCGGCATGGTTCACGCTGATCCAACTGTACCCATCGGTGAGTTGGGCAGCGTCGACCTCAAAGACATAGAGCTGCTGCTTCTCGGCCTCGCCAGCGACAGCGGTCATGATCGCTGCCGCCGTCTGCGTGGTCTTGACCCATGCCTCGTCGCCGTCAAGGGCGGTCTCCGACTTCCGGTAGATGGTGGCCATGACGGCCAGGTCAGCCGGCGTGCCGCCCGTATAGGCGGTGTGCTGCTGGAGCGACGGCGCCGGGTCATCAGTGGTCCCAACGGCCGTGGCGAGAAAGAGGATGGTCACGCCGCCGTAGTTCTTCAGGCATACCCGCTTCCCCGTCAGGGCCGCGTGCATGCTTGTCGGCATCCAGCCGACGGAAATGTCAAACAAACGCCCCAAGGCCTCCAAGTTACTTACTCCCATTCCGGCGATTTCTCGCCTGCTCTCCTGGCGTCGCCCAACGGCAGTTGCCAGGCTCGTAATGCCCGTCGTTGTCTACACGGTCTAGTGTCCTTCCCACAGGCCGGATGCCCATGTCGGCGAGGAAGTTCTCGAAGAACACCCACTCCGCGCAGACTTTGATGCCACGGCCACCATAATCCTTCCAACGGGGATTATTAGGCCGAGTGCAACGCCCCAACATGGAGCGCCAACTATTGTAGGTCGGTGATGTCCTGCCAGGAGCGCCATGACCATGGCGCGTTACCTTCGCCCGAATCTTGGCGCGAGTTTCGGAGGGCATTGTCTTGCCTATCAGGGCCGCACTAATCCTGACGCGGCGCTCCGGCTTCACGGTATGCCGCCCGCACGTGCAGCCCAGTTCGCAAGGCCTATGGGCTGCGTCCATCGTCGCGGCGGATGGCCGATAACCTGGTCGCAGCCTACCCTTCGGCCAAGACATCTGCGTCCTCCTCTACCCAGTAGCGACTCATTGCCTACCCCCGGCTGGCCTGCTATGCCCGCGCCGCCAGTACGACGTAGGGACTCAGCGTTGAGCCGTACACCGGAGTCACAGCGGACTGAACCCAGGGCCGCCCGTCCACGCGCTCCACCGGCTTCAGGGCCGTCTGGTCGCTGGTGAAGTAGGCGTGCTCTGAAGTCGAGATCTCGATGGCCTGCCGATCACCGATCAGGTAATAGCCGAGATCGTAGAAGCCGATATCCCCCTGGTCACCCAGAGTCGGGACCTTCTCGGTGAAGATCAGCGGTCGGGTCAGCATCGTCGCGAGTGGCCCGCTACGGATGTCAACGAGTGCCACCGGATGGCCCCCGACGCCCACCGAGATGGAGAGCGTCATCAACTCCTTGAAGGTGTTGATGTTCGCAATCCACACCCCCCTGCCAAGCGAACCTGGCAGCATCCTGGAGAACATGTTTAGGATGTTCTCGACGACGATGGTGTCGGCGGGCTGGTCGGTCTCCTTGTCGACCGCTATGAGGGCCTCCGACTCCAGGACGCCCTTCGGCTGGCCCGCGCCATTGCCGGTCAGGAAGGCCAGATCCTCGAAGAAGGCGAGGCCCTTGGGGAGGGCCTGCATCAGCCAGCTCGACAGAGCGGCGGCGTCATTCCACAACTCGTTCGGAACGGCAGCCAGGCCCATGAGCTTGTTGGCCTCCAGTTTGACGCGACCGAACTTGGCCTGGGTGATGGTCGGCGTTGCGCCTTCCTCCGTCCAGTAGAAGACCATCCCGCCTAGGACAGAGCCAGAGTTCGTCGTGGAATCGATGAACGGTATGGACTGAGTCGGCGTGGTCAACGTGATGACCGTCGCCCGCGGGCGGACGATGGCCTCCTCAAGGGCGAGTTGCATGATCTCCGAGCGCATAGTCTCGGGGATCAGGAAGCCGCCAGCACTCGGCTCCACCGAGCTGTAGGCGTCCTGAATCTTGCGAATCTCGGGCAGGCGATTGTCGGGGAATGGGTTATTGTGCCGGATGGCCCTGGTGAAGTCGCCAAGGTTGGTGAACCCCACCTCTTCCATCCTCACGCCGGGGGCTAGGGGGTTGTAGCAAGCATTGACCTTGGCACCCGTGCCGGGCTGGGGGTGTTCTGGCGGTCCCAGGTTCGGCCGGTTGACGCCGCGCTCCTTCAGGTAGGCGTCCAGGGTGTCTCTGGTTGCCTTGGCCGCCCGCTCCTCGATGGCGCCGGCACCAGCCATTCCAGCGGTGACGGCCTCCATCACCATGTCGCGCAGCGGGCCACGCTCATCTGTCAGCTTCGCGTGGGCAGCGACAACTTCCTCCAACTGCCCATCCCGGATGATCTGCCCCATACGCTTCGGGTCGCGCATGAGCTCCTGCATTCCCTCTAGGGTGTCGGGGATCTCCATGATCAATTGTCCTTTCTGCTGAACGCTTCCTCGACAGGGTGTTCAGCCAGTAGTTTTTCTAGGTTAGGTTCGGGCGCGACGTATCGCGCGTACTCGCCAAGAACGCCTGCCCAGTCAATGCCCGTGAAGAGGTCATCGCCGTCCTTGACAGGGCTGGCCAGTTCATCCAGCGGCGGGGGCTCCCTGTCGCCATCCCGTAGGTGTCCCGCCAGGTGATTCCAGACGCCCTGCTTGTCCTCAGTGGGGATGGTGGTTCCGCCACGACCGCCGTTCAGGACGGCTATGCCAGCGGAGCAGCCGGTCATGTTGGCGGCACCGATAGCGCCGTCGCCACCGACCTCGTGGTGAATGAACTTGTAGGCTGCCTTCGTGTCGGGGTCAGCGTCGGGGTCTTCCCAGGCAAACGCCTTGCGGTAGTACGGCCCCGTCTCATCATTGCTGAGGCGGGCCTTGTTGCCGGGGCCATCCCAGGCACCCTCAGAGGTTGCCGTGGAATGAGACCCGATGGCCTTGTCCTGAATCCACTCAGGCACGTTCTTGAAGCGCGAGAGGTTGAAGACGACCGCCCGGTTCTGCGGCTGACCCTGTACGATCCCATCCGCTAGGCCGATATCGACGGCCTGTTCCGCCCGATACCAGGACTCGGCCTTCATGCGGTCCCGCCAGTCAGCCTCGGTGCCACCAGCCCGATCAGCGAAGAGGCCAGCAATGTTGCCGGCCATCAGGTTCAGGACTTCGGCTTCCTTCAGCATGTCGGCCTCATTGCCGACGACTAGGCCATAGGGCTC